TTGAACTTCTCAGTTTCAGCCCTCTTTCTCGAACTAAGCGTTTCTCGCTCTGCCGTTTGTAGGTCTCCACTAAGTTTCTTCACTTGCCCTTCAAGTTGTTGTATGTATGATTGCATTTGAGCCATTTGACCCTTTCGCTGTAAGACACCTTCTTTGTCAAAGATTTCAGTTTTCTTTAAAACCTCGACATCATCCACCAGATTCATCTTATACGCTTCTAGGTACATCTGATACTCAGCGACCCTATTAGAAGGTAAAGTTGAACCGGATATGATTCTCACGTCATAATGCCCGACGGTGATGTCATTTGTTATGGCATTAATTTCCTGACTTCTATCATCGTACATATTTGCCGTAAACTCCGTAATGTCGTTATTTGGCTGTACAATTCTAAATGTCTTTGCGTAAGTGTAATGACCCTTAGATAGGTTGTATAAACTTTTACCTAACCTAGTCAAACTTCCTTCGATATCTCTTAATTTAGATTTACCACGAGTCTCGCCCATTTCGGCAAGCATCGCAGTACCACGAACTGTTTCAGGTGCTCCTTCTTTAAAGCCCTGCATTAGTTCTGGGATACCGAAACTTAAATCTATATAATGTTCTAATCTACTCATTAAGTTGTAAAACTCTCCTGAAAGTGATTGTGGGGCAGGGAAGTGCGGTGCACCAAACTCTGGGTTATAAGGGATAACAGCATTAGGTCTAGCCCAATCCTGTTCCAACTGCCCCAAATCATCCACGCTACCCTCTGGAACCATTAACTTAAGTCCAGCAGAGGCTTGAGCGTGCGAGAGAGTGAGAGAGAAAAGCTTATTCAAAAGTCTTTGTGAGTCTTTGACCTTTGATATATCAGACTTTGGATAAGGAGTTCCTGTCCATATATTAGGAACTGGTATTATCGGGTATATGTCTGTATTTAATATCTGCTCATACAACAGTAAATCACCTGCTGTTGCCGAGACTTTAATTCTTGTTTGCATTACTTCAACAATCTCAATCATTTCAGCTTCTATTAAAAGCTTTGCATTTTCAGATTCTATGAAGTCATTATATTTTTCTATATCAAGTATGACCTCTGAGCCATCCTGCTTATTGAACATTCTATAGAAAGGAACTTTTACCTTAGTAAACCTTTCTAGTATTCTATATTTGTTAATCCTATTGTATTCAGATTCATATGTAACATCTGGAGTAAAGGATTGGGATGAGTTTTTACGACCACCACTAGGATAATCTTCTTCATCGTAATAACTATCAATTTCTTCTATGTATGGTTCTACCTGAGGGTACATATTTATTAACTGGTCTTCTGTAAGTATAGTAGATAATATTATACCAGAAGCATCATCAGCGTATCTATGCCTAGAGGCTGGGTCTACATAAACACGAAATGGGTCTAGATAAGTATACTTAACCTCTCCTCGACCGTAGTCATCTTCAGGGTCTATGTACGCATATAAGTAACCCATACCTGCTGTAGCATAATCATGTACAGCTTGTTTGAATTGAGTGTCTCCATCAGATATATCCCATATGTATTCTAGAATAGTTCTCCATACATTGGATATCCTACTATCAGAGTCCTCTCTGCCTACTGCACTATACTTAGGTGAGCGTGAGGTTAAAAGAGACTTAAGCTTTTCTATTGCGGCATATACACGGTCAATTACAAAATCACCTTGACCGACAGCCCTTAGAGCGTCTGACTCTTCTTGTGAGTAATGGTTTCCTAGAAAAAAATCAATAGAGTCTCTTGCTTCTACATCCCACTCAGAGCGAGCATCTCTCCACATTCTCCAAAGCTGTCTATTAACCTCAGAGTGTTGTACTTCGTTTTTTTCTAACTCTCGTATACTAGAAATGAATGCACCTTCCTTTTTGATGCATAATATACCAAATCATATACACACTATGCAAGTACTATTTAAATTTTTTGACCAGTAACCCAAGATATAACTCTCTTCTTTGTTTTAGATACAGGCTTTACTACCCTGTTCTCTATGAAGTCAACAGCATTAAACCTCTTACTAACAGGGGGTCTAGCTTTATTAATAGCGTACCATAGACCATCAAGTATATCATCGTTTCTTCCTTTTGGAAATTGAAACATTTCATCTACTAAGGAGTTGTGAGACCTTTTTATAAACATTTTCTTTCTATTGACTATAGGTGCTAATAAAGATTCTAACCTATCTTCTTTTTTAATACCGCTAGGTGGTCTTACGCCTAGTGCTATGCCCGGAGCTACCTTTCTTTCTTTATTTGATAATGCATTAACAGCATCTTTTATTATACCCTGAGCTCCAACGTGCTCTACATTAACTCTTTTAACAGGAGAAAATTCTCTTGCGTATTCTAATATTTGTTCTGGCATATCATAAAGAGGTATATGTTCTCTCATATAATCAATTACATATATGTTTCTATCACTATCTATGCCTATAACCATTATAATTTGGTAGTCACTTGATTCAGTAGCTTCATATGCTAGGTCAACACCCATATATACATTTATAGGTATAGCATCATCTTTGTTTACAATATAGGCATATCCATCTCTACTTTCAAACTCATGGTCATATTTTTGCAACCTATCTGTTTTAAACTTAGCATTTTCTAAGTCTCTAGCTTCATTTAAATACTCTTGTGCAAATTTGTGCAATAATCCAACATCTTCAAATCTTCTACGTATCTCTTTTAATTTCTCTCTACTAAAGTAACTGGGCCAAAGAACATCACCTTCAGGACTTATAGCCTTATGATACATTACATCCCAAGCATATTTTCTTTTATCCCTTTGTGCTTCTACATAACCATCGTATATACTTTGTAAAAATGAGTCATAGTGTACTATAGTTCCTATTAGCCATATAGAACCTTCGTTTCCAGCAGAGTTTTCTAAAGCAGGCTCTACAGTAGACATAACCCACTCTTTTATCTCTCGTCTTCTATCTGGAGTCTTGGTATTCAACTCAGATTCAAAGTCATCAAGTATTATCTTTGTATATCTAAGACCTAATTGAGAACGACCACGAAGTCTTTGCGATGTACCCTTTGCTATTACCCTATCCCCTTTACTGGTAGTAAATTCTTTTTCTGTCCATTTGTTTCCACGTATGTCTCCAAAGTAATAATTAAGAGCTGGATTTACTTCTATATGATTTTGTAAATATTTAATATGGTCGATTGCTTGAGATTGTTCTTCTGCAACCCAAGCTATAAATTCTTTCTTACCCTCTGGGTTAAAATACAAGTGATATAATAAAGCAGTCTTTGCTAACGTGGATTTACTGTGCCCCCTAGGTAATATAATACAGTTTCTTTTCTTAGTGTCATCCAGTAAAAGGTCATTTAATTCATAATGATATGAAGCAGGATTAGATTTCATAAAATCTTCAGGTAGGAATAGTTGACCAAAAGATACTATATCTTTTTTAGCTAGCTCTAATACACGTTCTTTTTCAGATACGTTGTTTTTATTTATGTTCGGAGCTTTTGGCACTCTTCTGACATCCAATCTTTTTTAGGCACAAGTTCAAATACTCCACTATTCTGCAATAAAGCTGGGCCTATAGTATACATCCAAGCATCTACTTCATTGTCTTCTGTATAAGCCTTTACCCTTCTTCTTTCATATAATCCATAAGACACACCTTCATATGTATCATATCCGTGTAGGTCGATATCATCAACGTCTATAACCTCAACAACCATTTCATTCTGGTCTTCATCAATAAAGGCTGCTGGATAATTTCTATGACCCGGAAACACCAATGAGTAGCCATCTACTTTCCAAGTATCTCGCTCTCCATTTCTAAGCGTTCCGTACACTGCTAACTTACTCGTCTTCATTTAGGTCTTGTCTAAATTGCCAGTAGTCACTTATATCCCCTATATAACCACTATCAATAAAACTAGAATAAACTTGACTTTCGTAAAACAGTTCATAGATTTCAGTAGCAATGCTTTGTTTTGACATATCATTTTCTAATGACATACCATTATCGTCAGCGTGCTCAAGAACCTCCATCACTATTTCGTATAGATTCATCAGCTTTTCAATTCCCTTTTGGCACTTGCCAGTTTTTTATTTCCACCACCAATAGCTTCTAGCTGTTCAGATGAGAAACCTTGAAAAACTGTTACAGATTCAGATTTTGTATCCGTGTCCTTCATCCCAGCTATTGAAACTAATTCTTTTAATAAAGATACCTTATCACTATCTCTAGAGGTGGTAGCCTCTATAATATCCTTCATCTTCTCCAAGATATACAATGGGGTTATTTCAGCCTCATTCATTATCTTATCTATTTCTTCACGTATCAAACTTTGCACCCTTTTAGTGTTCATTAAAAATTTAGCTTCTCTCTCTGCGTACGTTCTACTATTAGCAGGAAACGCATTTAGAAAAGCATCTACCATATCATCACCCTTAGCTACATACTTTGCAAATAGAAACTCACTCTTAGTTGCTTTCTTTCTATCTTTCTTTACTTTGTAAGCACTATCATACTTAGGACTAAAGGTATATATATTCTTTCTCATATCTCCAGACATCTTGTAATTACCAGAGCATAAAAAAGAACCTATAACTGTTCTAATGTAATCAACCTTTATAGTGTTACCCTTTTTAAGACTACTTTTTTTTAAAACCTGACATACTTGACCATCATCGCATAGCACCCAATCACCTTCGTTGCTATTCCTCCAGTCTTTTACTACATCAGTATTAGGCATAAACTGATTAAACTCATTAACATCGTCAAATAACAAGTGGTCTTTTTTATTTATTGACCTACTTTGCACTTAATACCTTTCCATCAACAGTGCTAACTCCATTAACTATCTGATGTACGGTTACATTAAAGTTACCATTCTTATGAAAGTCTATCACTGCAAAGGCGTGTTGCCAGTTATGTTGCCTATTCCCAAGCCATTCATTGGCTTCAGCACGCATATCCTTTAAACATCCTA